TATCAGGGCGACGCCGGCCTCGGTAATGTGCTCGAGGTTGGCGTATTCGATTTGCTCTTCGGCCCCAAGCCGCGGCGACGGGAGCGATTGATTCAGCGTGCCGATCATCGCCAGCCCGACCTGAATGAATCCGTTTGGGTTCCCGGAGTCCGAAAATGCGAATTTGTGATACCGATAGCTGATCGTTCCGATGATCTTGGCCATAGTACGCGCGCGCCAAGAGAGCGGCGTTGAATAGTCACCGCACCCGGATGTCGCGCCGGCCGAATATGTGACCGTTGCATTGGAGGTCAGGTTGTGGCCGACGAGAGCGATTACACTCACGCTCCGAGCCGATCCGCAGTCGACGAGCACCCATTCGGACGATTTCCCTGTGCTGCGCCACGGCTGCGAGACCGGCGTGCCCTGGATGTTCGCTACGGGATAACTTGAGTCCGATGACGATGCGCTCACGCTCGCACCGACCAGGGCGGAATCGGATTCGTGCAGCACGCCGAGCATCTTATGGCCTCACCGATGAACGCAACGCGTCGCCGATCCCGCCGCGGTTGGCTCTGACCAGGTCGATCACGGTTTCGGCCACGGTTCTGCCGTCCAGGTTGATCGTGACGTCGACGGCTCCCGCCGGCGCCGCAGTCGCAGCGGCCTTTATCGTGTCGCGCAGCTCAGCGAAGCCATTCACGAGCGCCGACCACACTTCGTCGACGCGCGTCGCCGTCATTTCAGTATGGTAATGTATCCATTCCAGGTGGCCGCCCCACGTATCATCCAGGTGCCATACTATGTTCTGCATTTCGTAATGGCGCTTGTTGATCTGGTCGAGATAGAGCCAGGTATAGCGCGTGTTGACTTCGATCTCTTTGGTATCCTGCCGCACCATCGCGCCGGATATGGCTCCCCCGATGATCGATCCGACCGCCGCGATGCCTCCCGTAAGAAGCGACGAGCCCAGACTTGAGGCAGTCCCCGCCGCGCCGCCGGCTATGCCCCCGGCGCCGGAGACGGCCGTGCCCGCAGCCGCCCCGGCGGCGGACGTTGCCGTGCCGGCCGCACCGCCGAAAAGGCCTCCGATGGCCCCGATTGCTTTGCTCAGCGCGGCCTCGAGCGGCCCGAGCAGCTTCTCCATCACAAGTGACAACGCCGCTTGGGCAAAATCCATCAGAACGCTCTTGACGGTGTCTGCCCAGCCCTTCCACGCCAGGATGTTTTGTGCGAGCCCCTGCTCGAGGTTCGTGAATACCGTGCCGACTTCCTGGCGCAGCGTTGTAGACAGGTCCCTGGCGCTCTTGTCCGTGTTGATCAGACCGGCGGTGAACTTGTCCGCGTTACTTGTAGATACTTCGAGCAACGATGCCACATCCTGCAGTCCGCCCCGGTCCACGGCCAAACCGCGCGCCGTCGTCGAGAAACCGCCCATCGTGGAGTCAAGCTCCCGCAGCTTTGTGTCGATTTTCGCCAGCTCCTCATACAGACCGGTTCTGCTCTGTGCCATCATGCGTTCGATGACGGTCTCGGCACTGACGCTGACGCGATCGTATTTTGCGGCCAGCTCGGCCATGGACTTCTGGAGCTTATCCGACTCTTCTTTGGATTTCTTGAGCGCATCCTGTTCGGAGCGCAGGACCCCCAGCGATTTCTGGACTTCCGCATTGACGCGTTCCTGAGCCTGCGCCTGGACACCAGCCATCACTTTCCAGTTTTCGATTCCAATCCCGACATTCTTGATGGCTTCGCCCAGGGATTTGGTGCCCGGGACCTTCGACAGCAGTTCGCCCATCCATCTCGTCACCGATCCGATGGCTGTTACTGCCTTGAGGCCCCAATCAACCATGCGCACGGCCAGGTCCATAAAGACCTGCTTCACGTCATGGGCCACTATTCCGAGGACGACCATTTTTTCGTGCAGCTCGGCCTGCCGTTTGATCTGATCCTCGGTGAAGCCGTGGAGCTTGCCTAGGGCGGTCGCCTGTTCGATAAAGGACGCGTTCGTCGCCAGCATCGCAGTAGCCAGATCGACATTATGGCGTCCCAGCGCAGCCAGCGCGGTCTGGGCTCGTTCGGACGGATCGGCGATTGCATCGAGTTTTCGCTCAAAATCGGCGAGAATATCCTGAACGGGGCGCATCTTTCCGCCTGCGTCCATGATTGCGATGCCCATCAATTTCATGGCCTCGCCGAACTGGCCGCCGTGCGGCATGCCCAGCTGCCGGTTCAGCGCCGTGATCCCGGACGTCAGGCCATCGGTCGATACGCCGGCCAGGGCCGCTGCGTCCTGCAGTCCCTGAAGGAGTGTCGTGTTTATGCCGGTACGAACGCTCATAACCTCAAGTTTCTTGCCGGCCTCTGCGACGCTTTCAGCGAAATGGATAATCCCCGCACCGGCCGCGACGGCCCCGGTAGCCAGCGTGGCCACGCCGACGCCGACCGGGCCGATGGCTCCGGCGGCCGACGCAAGCGCATTGCGCATCGTGCCGAGCGGATTGGACACAAAGCCCGTGACGGCGTTGCCAAGGCCCTCGAGCGCTTTCCGCGCGCCGTCGACCGCGCCTTTGAGGTCTTCCTGGAGCGTCGATTTCGCGCCGACCTGGATGCTGACCTTTCCGATTACGTCCTCACCCATTCAGCATCTCCCGCCACGCGGACAGTATCGCCAGCTGGTCCTCCGGGGTTTGCCGCCGAGGGCCCCAGCGCGGCAGAAAGTCGCTCGGTGCAAAGGGCTGCCTGTTCGGGTCGCGAAGCAGATTGCAGACGACGGCACATATCGTGGCGGCCGCCAGATCCACGCGTTCCCATCCCGGCGGCTCGGTGGCGAACACCTCGGCCCACTCCCGCAGCTCTCTCGTCGTTATGGTTTGCTCGAGTTCGCCCACCGTGCGGCCAAGCAGGGCCGCCAGCTTGAAGAGAAACCGGCGGCCGCCTGTCAGTTTTTTTCCAGGGCTGTTTGCGCCGCTGCCGTCAGGCCGCTCTGCTCAAGTATCGCGGCTTGCAATCGATCGATCACGCGCGCGTCGCAGCCCATCAGCCATTCGATATCGGCATCGGAAAACAGCCGCTCGCCGTTCTCGTTGACCGTGCAATAGATGACGGCCCGCAGGCGCTCGTCCCTCGTCCGCTCGACAAGCGACCGCTTGGCGGCTTCGTTGGCGGCCGCGCGATCTGCCAGATCGGCCTGCTCGCCGAGCGTCAAGCTCCGAACATATACATGCCCGCCCCATTCGGGCAGCTCAACGCGCCTCAATGCAGGTCGCGACTGGATGATTTGCTCTTTCGTCAGGCCCATGCTCCCCACTCCTATGCATCACGCAAGCGTCGGCTCTCCGGTCGGCGTGATCGTAATCGTCGCCGAAAGCCGATCCCCGATGGGAACGCCGAGCGTCACCTTCTTTACGATTCCCGATATGTCCCATGTCGTACTGTCGATCCCGAGAAATCGGAACGCCCGCACGCTGGCCACCGTAGCATCCCGCATCAATCCCGTGATCCAGTCGTGCGACGCGGCCGTCGGAATCAAATTGAGGCTGATGGTCATGTCCCCGATGTTCAGGGTGGTCGGAACGTATTCCTTGTACCGGTCGCTCCCGTACAGCCTCGACACCTCCAGTGCGTCGCGAGCAGCGCCCGGCCCGGACACGGATATGACCTCGGCCACGTTCTCATACAGCCATGTGTCCGATCCGCCGCTCAGGTTCGTTTTGCTGACGGCCGCCACCAGTCCGGCGCCGCTGGACGTGCTGTAGTTCTTCGCCCGCACCAGCGCCGATGCCCCGGAGTGCGCATTGACGGCCGCGATAACGTCGGCGGCAGTGCTTGTAATGACGCCGCCGGAGCGCGCGAGCGTGACCGTCACATCGTTGGCGCTCACCGACACGGACAGGCCGCCGCTTCCGCCGGGATTTTGCATCGTCACGGAAACGGCATTGCCGGCCGTGCCCTCTTCAACGGCGGTCCACAGAATCGCGTTGTTGTTGTTGACCAGGCCCGTTTGCAACGTTGCACATGTCCGGCGGCGCCGCTGGCACAATGTGCCGTATGCAGCGAAGCTCATAGATCACCTCCAGCGCTCCCCGGGCAGCGGCCGGAGTGCGCCGGGAGCGCAACGCACCTCTCGCATCCACGGATGCGCCGGCCGCTGTCCATCTTTATGCAAGCGTCGGCTTGCCGCTCGGCTTCAGAGTAATCGTGGCAGTCAACGCCCCGGCCACGGCGGCCGTGACGGCGAACTTTGTCACATAGGCGCTGAATGACCAATTCGTCGACGCGTCAGGAAATGACAGCGTGAAGCTATCCAGGGTTCCGTCGACCAGGTCCTTGCCGAGACCGGCCGTAAATGACTGTGTCGAATTTGACGGGATGAAGTTGACGTTCAGGGTGATCTCGGTAAACTCCAGGAGCGTCGGGATGAATTCCTTCCATCCGTCCGTGGAACTCAGATTTGTCACGTCGACGACTTCGCGATTCACCCCGATGCCGGTAATCGAAGTCACCTCGGCGATCGGCGTGCTGCCCTTTTTGAGAATTGTTCCATAACCCGGCAATGCACCAGTAGGCATCGTGCTCTCCTTTCACTGCTCCCGTAACAGAATGTCGTATACCGTGGCCACATGCCACATGTCCGCCGCCCTGTCGTAGTAGCAGTCCTCCGACAGGCAGAACATGCCGAGCAATCCATCGGCCACGTCCTGTAGACCGCTGCACGCCTTGCGTACAGCCTCAGCCAGTGCGCGGGCGTCGCTCAGCGTGCTGGCCCAACACCCGATATATGCGCGCTGGCGCACCAGATCACACTGTCCCTCGAATGTATACGTTCTTGCCGCGCCATAGCCGCGCAGCGTGATCGCAGGCAGAGACCCGCCCTGCGGAATGTGATCGGCATAGATGCGCTCGGACACAAGCGCCTTGACGCCCGCGTCGCCCTTCAGAATGCCGCGGACGATTTCCTCTATCACTTTATCATTCCGGCCGTGATTGTATTGACGATGCGCTCGGCCTCCCGCCGCATTGCGGCAAGCGCCGCAGGCGCCGCGCCGGCAAACGCCGGAACGAGCGTAGGCCGGCCGGGATGCTCGGCGACGCCCGGGCCTTCGTGCACGCGCGACCGCACTCTTTGTCCCCCGATGATGCGCGTTACGCGCCGCAGGCGCCCGCCGGTCTTCCAGCCGTGCTCGCGCATGTACAGGTAATACTTCTCCTGTAAATTCCCGACTATGACCAGCCCGAACTTTGGGACGCGCAGATTGCCGACTTCGCGATCGCCGACGTAGGGGCCGCCGGCCCTGGAATAGGGCATCACCGCGCCGGCCATTGCGCTTTCCCCGGCCGCCCGCAGCACGGCCGCCCCGGCGACGGCCACTTCCCGCATGTGCTCCGCCGTCAGCCGGTCGGCCAGGTCGGCAAGGCGCTCGAGGTCGCTGTCGTCTACTTTGACGAATGCCTGCATCAGACGGCCTCCACCGCTTCGATCCGCAGCCATTCGTGATCGCCGTTGATGTCGATCACCGCCACCACGTCGAGCACCTTGTCATCCCATAGAATGCGGTCTTTGATGCCGACGGAATACTTGGAGCCGCCGTGGCGCATGTAGATGCGATAGACCACCGATCCGCCCAGCATTGCGCGATCCCACCGTTCCGCGCCCGATATCGGCGCCACATGGGCCCAGACCGTCGCATAGGTCGTCCATGTTTGCATCGGCTCCCCGCTGTCGGCGACAACATCCGTTGAACGCTGCAGGCGAATGCGATGCTTGAGCTCGCCGATCGTGATTCTCGGCATGTCGCGGAAGTTTTCCCGGCCGGGCCGTCAGACTCTCATATCGGCATGATTCGATCGGGCGCGAGCAGGGCTTCGACGGCAGACTGGGCGCCGTTGTCGCCTGCCTCCTCGTCGCCCCGGTTCTGATACAGATCGGCCAACTTGAGCAGAATGGCGTGCTTGATCTCGGCGGGCACGGCGGCCGGCGCGCCGTATCCGGCCGTGAAGCGCACAGTGACGGTCCCGATCTCATCCCGGGTGTCGGGCCAGGAGCAGCCGTAGGCCGGCACGACGCGCCCGGGCTCGCAGGCGGCATCGACCGTATACTCGGCTGGGTCGAGCGTCTGCTCGCTCCCCGAAGGGTCCTTGTATTTGATATAGACCACGGACTGAAGCGGCGGCAGCGGTACCCGGATCGCGTTCTCCGGGAAAGAGTCCAGAACGAGGTCCCATGTCTGGGTGATGTAGGCCCGGTTTTGATAGAATTCGCACCACCGCCGAGCAGCCGTGATCAGCGTTGATATGTAGCCCAGCTGACCGGCATCCTCCTCGTCGTCGAGGCGCAGATGCACCAGGGCATCATCGAGGCTTATGGGTTCTTCAGCCGGGCCGGTGACGAGTTTCAGAGGCATCTGTACTCCGGAGGCCCGATTACGGCCTCTTCGCGCTCAATGATCGCGCTGCCTTGCGCCTGCAGGGCCATGGCGCAATCGCGCGGGAGAGCAATGCGTGTTCCGCGCGCAAGCTGCACCCCGCCGATCGTTACCTCGCGGACGACCACGACTCCGACCAGGTTGGCCCCAGGCTTGCGGCCGGCTTTCATGCGGTTGTCTCGGGCCGCAGCCGGATGGTCAAAGCCGACTGCGGCCCGTCAGATTGAATGATCCCGGCGCTATGCGGTGCCTTCGCTCGGGCTTACCTGCGTTTCACCGGAAACGCCGCTGGCGTGCGAGGTCGGCCTGTTATGCGCCCCGTACTGGATGTACTCGGCCGATGCGACCGTGGCATTCTGCGTGCCGCGGCTGACGACGAGGCGCACGTAGCGCTTCTCGGGCCTGTACAGGTCGATGTAGAACACTTTCTCATCGTCGGTGTCGGCGATGGTTTGACCGGTGCCGGCAAGATCGGCGGCATCGGACATGTTGGAGGCCGATCCCTGCTGCGCCTTGATCGAGGTCACGGCGCCCGACACGATCGCGCCGAAGGTGACGACCATCAGGACGCCCTCGAACCCGGACATATCCAGGGTGGCGCCGTTGATGGCCGACGTGCCGGCGGCGCCGGCGGTCGGCGTGATGGCCTGGGTGATCTTCACGTTTTTGCTGAGGTTCATTCTCTCATCTCCTTTCGGGCGCTACGACGCCGCCAGCTTGCTGCGCACGAAGGCCTCTTCCAGGACCGGCATGCCGTCCGTTTCGGCGCGGATGATGTAGCCGGTCTGGTTCGTCTCGGCGTACAGCTGGTCGAGGACCTGGATCGCGGCGTCCAGAGCGTCGACGATCCAGTAGAAGCTGAGGTCGCCGAGCAGCCCGACGTACTGACTGGCCGTGAAGGTGCTCGGGGCGTATTCCGAGTTGATGACCGGGATGCCGAGGATGGTGTCCGGCTGGCCGGCCGTCAGGCCGGCGACCCAGAGGTACTGGTTGTTGTTGTCCTTGAGCTTGCGGATCTGCTTGAGAGCGAGCCGGTGGAAGATCCAGCGCGTGCTCGGCCGGCCGAGATACTGGCCCTTCAGCGTGTAGGCCATCTCGACCAGGTTGTCGGCGCCGATCGCGGTCGTCGTGTTTCCCGTCGAGACGTCGCGCCCGGTCGAAATCCCCTGCTCCGACGCGATAAACAGGCCCAAAGGCTGGTTGGCGCCCGAACCCGTCATGAAGGCCTTCTCGTGGGCGATGCTGACCTTGTAGGCCAGGCGATCGCGCACCAGGGCGTCGATATTCAGCGCGCTCACGCGGATCAGCTTGTTGGACAGCTTGATCCGGCGCGCCAGCGGATGCGGATGCAGCTCGCGCTTGGCGAAATCCATCGCTGAGTCCTCGGACCCCGTTTTGATTTCGGCGGTCCACTCCGGATCCGCAGGATCGTCCTTCAGGACCGGCGCGCCGACGCTCTCGGCCTTCTCGACGGTGAACTTCGTGGCGAAGCGCCGCACCGCCACCTGGTCGTCGACCGCCTTGATCAGGGTCGTGATGAACTGCTGCGGCGCCGTGATGTAGCCGCCGGCCGTGTCCGAGTCGGCCTGCAGCGCGCGCAGCTCTTCCGGAGTCACATTGCGCAGGCCCTTGACCAAATAGCTGCGGTAGGCCGCGGCATATTCCGCGGTCTCACGCGGGCGCTTCGGGCGGCTGCGTTCCTCCGGGTTGGGCATCGGCACCGACTCGGCCGCGTCGATGCGCTCCTTCTCCAGTTTCAGGAGCCGTTCCTCGCGCTCGATCTCGGCGCGCAGCTCCTCCTGGTCCTTGTCCATGGCCTCCCACTTGGCGTTCTCCTCGGCCGTGAGAGCCGCCTGCGCGCGCTTCCCGTCCCTGTATTCCTTTTCTGCGGCGTCGGTCAGGGCGCGCATCTGGGAGATGATGTTGCCTCGCTTGCGGCGAAGCTCGTTCAGGTCCCGCATATTTCTCCTTTCAGTTGTCGAGGGATAGTTCCAGCTCCAACGGGTGAAGCCGTTGATTGATGGAGGCAAGACTCCTCCCCCACGACCGCGAGTGGCCTTCCGCCGGGTCGCCGCCGATTGACCCCGAGTGGACTTCCGCCGAGTCGGGGCCGGGTTTGGATTCACTATTTGCGGGCACGATCGCCCGCAAAATCTCTACGCATGACTGCAGAAGGTTTCTGTCCACAGTCCTCAGCGTTCCCTGCCGGGCGCGCACCAGCGCGTCGGCCAGCAGGTCGAAACTGATTCCATAACTTTTCAGGGTCGAGCGCACATGCGCCGACGTCTGGGTATAGGCCGGGAAGGTCACCACGGAGACATCGAAAAGCCGCACCTCGACCAGAGTGCGCAGCCTTTCCTGTTCATCCCAGTCCTCCTTGATGGTCTGGAAGCCGAAGCTCATCTGGTCGATGTCGCCGCGGCGCATCGACACGAGCAGGTCGCGCGCCCACTGCACGTCGGGCGGCGTGATCTCCACGGCAAGGCCCTTGTCGTCCTCGGCGAGCTTCAGCGTTCCGGCACGGCTGCGCCCGAGAACGAAGTTCGGGTCATGATTGAGCAGGGCGCGGATGTCGCCGTTGCCTATGGTACGGGCAAAGGCGCCCTTGCGGATCTTTTCCTTGAAGAACCCCAGATCGGCGATACGGTCGAACACGGCCGCGTAGCCCCGGATCGAAGGCGCGCCGTCGTCGGCGACCCGGATCTCGCACGAGCGCAGCATGCGCCTCTCGACGCCTTCCGAGGCCGAGCGCTCCCAGGGAGGAATGATGTCGGGATCATCGAAGAGCTTCGACATCTTGTCGTAGTAGCGGGCGATGTGCGCGCGCACGCGAGGCCGGTCGGCCTCGGGGATGTCGGCGCCGCCCCGCGCCCCCTGCATGACCGCCCCGCACAGGAAGATGCCGCGCGGCATGGCCGTGAGAGTGCCCGCCTTGATGTCGCCGAACATCAGCTTGTAGCTCCCGAAGTTCTCCGGTTGCTCGGCGTCGTACCAGAAGAATGCCTTCCTGTATCTTGCCCAGTCGATCTTGTCCTTGTCGCCGGAGTGATCCGAGGAGGCCCAGTTTCGCACCCGGCGATCGGCGGCATCGCGGTCCCACGGCTCGTAGCGGTCCCCGATGGGCAGATCTTGAAACTCCGTGCCCGCTCTCGATTCCTCGTCCATGGCTCGGTCCCCCTTGTTCTCATTCACCACGCTCCAGGCCTGTGCGAATGCAAGCGCCTCGCAATGGGACTTATCCTTGCTCTTTTTCATGCACCTGTCGTAGGCACCGTTCCACACTTCCATCCACAGCTTCTGTAGCTCCTTGGGAAGCTTCTTTACGGCTTCCGGCAGCTCCTCCAGGCTCGTGTAGGGCATGGCCGACTCACATCGCAGGCTCGATCGAGCACCGGCAGCCGCGGTGGGCCGGCGGGTGTCTGAACGGTCGCTTTACGGTCATGTCGTTTTCGAGCTCATCGCCGGCCTCGCCGAACGGTTCCGCGATGCCCACGACCTTGCCGTTTAGGCCCGCACAGATCTCGCATGCCTCATCACCCGCAACCCACAGGAGATATGCGATGCCCGCGGCCTGCCATACAAATCTGCTGATCGCGCCGTCCATTTTCACAAGCTCATTGTCTGCATCATAATCGGGCCGTCTTTCCAGCCAGTCCTCAAGCTCGGCATCTATCGCCGCCGCCGGGTCGTCCTGGCCGGCGGCCTGCGCCAGGCGCTTCTGCGAATAGGACAGGTGGCGCTCGACGTATGCGTCCACGTATGAGCGGATGAAAGAGTCCATGCGCTCGTCGATTTCCGCCGGCACCCCGACCTCGTCGCTCGCGGCTTCGGCCAAGGCCTCCGCATAGGCCCGGATTACGGGCGC